ATGGAAACCGAAACAGAAAATATTGCAGTCATAACTGCTATATCAAAGACAGATTTTGGAGGGAAGAGAATGGAATTTAAAAAACTAAAGATAACAGAATTGATTCCCGCCGCCTATAATCCAAGAAAAAAACTGAAACCCTGCGATAAGGAATATGAGAAAATCAAAACCTCCATTACAGAGTTTGGATATGTGGAGCCCATCATTGTAAATACAGATTTCACAATTATTGGAGGGCATCAAAGAGTTACGGTGCTACAAAATTTAGGATATACCGAAATTGATTGTATTGTAATTGCAATCGATAAAACAAAAGAAAAAGCCTTGAACATTGCCTTGAATAAAATTACTGGATCTTGGAATGAAGAACTGTTGGCAGACTTATTAAAGGACATAGAAGCATCTGATTTTGACCTGAGTAAAACAGGGTTTGAACCTCCGGAAATAGAACAATTATTTAATGCGGTTCATAACAAGGATATCCGGGAGGATGACTTTGATGTAGAGGAAGAACTAAAAAATCCATGTATTTCGCGGAAAGGTGATGTGTGGTTGTTAGGCCCCCACCGTCTGATATGTGGTGATGCTACTAGACCTGAGACTTATAAAAAACTAATGGAAGGGCAGAAGGCTAATCTAATTGTTACGGATCCACCCTATAATGTTAATTACCAATCAGAAGTTGGAATAATACAAAATGATAACTTGAAAGATGAGGAATTTTACAAGTTTCTATTTGCTGCTTTTGTGAATATGGAGGCAAACATGGAACAGGATGCCAGCATTTATGTGTTTCATGCAGACACAGAAGGATTTAATTTTAGAAAAGCGTTTCGAGCAGCTGGGTTCTATTTATCTGGAACCTGCATTTGGAAGAAGCAGAGCCTAGTATTAGGAAGAAGCCCTTATCAGTGGCAGCATGAGCCAGTTTTGTTTGGATGGAAGCTAGGGGGAAAGCATTTGTGGTATTCGGATCGAAAACAGTCAACCATATGGGAGTTTGACCGTCCAAGCAAAAATAATCTTCATCCAACCATGAAACCTATTAATTTGGTATCTTATCCGATTACCAACTCCTGTATGAGTAATTGTATTGTATTGGATCCGTTTGGTGGCAGTGGCTCTACGTTAATGGCTTGTGAGCAGACCAGTCGAATTTGCAGAACCATTGAGTTGGATGAGAAATATGTGGATGTTATTGTACATCGATATATGGAATGGAAAGGAACTGCAAAAGATGTTTATTTAATTCGGAATAGCAGAAAAATTAAATATTGTAATATGGATAAGGAAGGTGAAGCGAATGAAGCAGTTGACCTTCCTTGATTTGTGCGCAGGAATTGGGGGCTTCCGTTTGGGATTAGAGGCTGCAGGGCACAGATGCATTGGATATTGTGAGTATGATAAATTTGCAGTAGCTTCTTATAAGGCTATGCATGAGACGGAGGGAGAGTGGTTCGCTAGTGATGTCACAAAACTCAAATCAGAAGATGTCCCACGAGCAGATATCTGGACATTTGGGTTTCCATGCCAAGACGTATCCGTTGCAGGGAAGCAAAGAGGATTGTCAGGAAAAAGAAGTGGAATCTATTTTAATATTATTGACCTTATCAAAGGCAAAAAAGAAAGTGATAAACCCACATACCTTCTTGTTGAGAACGTTAAGAACCTGTTATCAGTACATGCAGGATTCGATTTTGCCACCGTTTTGTCTGAAATGGACAAAGCAGGGTATGATTGTCGATGGCAGGTGCTTAATTCAAAAGACTTTGGAGTCCCCCAAAATAGAGAACGGGTATTCATTACTGCAAATCTTAGAAGCAGAGGTAGACGAGAAATATTATCTCTCGAAGGAAAAAACGGAGCAGCTCTTAAGCAGGTTATAAGAGGTATGCAGGGCTATCGGGTATATGATCCCCATGGAGCAGCTACCACTTTAATGGGAAATGCAGGAGGAGTTGGAGCAAAGACAGGATTGTATCTGGTAGGTTTTAACCGAAAAGAAGGAATCAAAGGAAGACTTGAGACGGCACATACAATTGCTGCAAGTGACTATCGTGGAATTAACCGAAATCAGACGATGAATGCGGTGTATGAAGAAGGAAAAAAACGACAGCTTTTTATTGACCAGTCCAATACCAAAAGTCAGATAACGGACACTGCCCGCTGTTTAACTGCCCGCTATACCGCAGGAATGGTCAATCGCATGGCAATGAATTCTGCTGTATTGGAAGTTTATCCAGTTCTTACACCACAGCGTTTGGAGAAACGGCAAAATGGGAGAAGAATCAAAGACAATGGCGAACCTATGTTTACGCTTACTGGACAGGACAGGCACGGAATTCTTCTTTACAAAAGTGTGACTAAAGAGGGAGAGCCTGTTCTTAAAATTAAAAATATAATTAGGCAGGAATATCAAGGAAAAAAAGAAGCAGTAATCAAACAAGGAAGAATTCGGAGGCTTACACCGAAGGAGTGTTTCCGCCTTCAAGGGTTTCCAGATTCTCTATTTGAAAAAGCACAAGCGGTAAATTCAGATGCACAGTTGTACAAACAGGCAGGAAATGCTGTAACTACCACAGTTGCCTATGCTGTAGCAATGACATTGCCAGAGTCTAGAAAATAGATTTTCTTTTGCAGATACAAGAAAAAAGCTTGACTTAGAAGGCAGTTAGAGTGATGTATAGTGTACCAAAAGAAAAGGAGAACAGCAGATGGAAATTATGGTAACTGGCAAGGATAGAAAACAGGTAGTAAAGGTAATTGCAGAACATTTAGGTGATACTTCTGTTTATCTGGGACCGCCATCGTTTGCGTACAAAATAGGAAAAATTACGGTGGACAGAAACAACCGGATTTTAATTGAAGATGCGGAAAAGGGAAAGGAAGTAAAAAGGATATTAGAGAAAAAAGGAATGCTCGATGAGGAAGAAAAGACTTTGATTAAAATACCAATTGAAAATATGACTGCACAGGGAATCATCAATCTTGTCAATATGCTCCATTCTAAACAGTATCTGATCAACAAAGCCATAGGAAAAACAGGTTTTCTTATCAAAAATGAACTGATAGAAGCTCTCGAGAAACAGGAGTTTACCAAGAAAGAAGAGGTGGTTTCTTTTCTTCAGAAAGTTGCAGATAGTGGTGTCGGTGTTTCCTTTACAGAGGAAGGTATCTTATTTACGGGATTTCCTTTTTCCCAAGAGCCAGTCAAAGTAAAAGCCTACTGTGAACTGTCTGCCATGATGGTGGCATATGCCAGACAACATCAACGAATTCGTTCCAAGCCTACTAAGGAAGAAAATGAAAAATATTATATGAGGGTGTGGCTTGTCCGAATTGGACTGGGAGGCAAAGGCGGGAAAGAGACTAGAAGGGAACTCTTAAAAAATCTGAACGGTCATACCGCATTCTCTAACCAGCAAGAAAAAATGAAGTGGCAGGAGAGGCAAAAAGCCAAGAAGGATGCCGAAAGAGCTAGCCACTGTAAGGGTTAAACTACACAATCTGTCAACCAGATATTTGTGTACATTATGGTTCAGAATTCTCTGGATAATTAGTGTGTTTAGAGTGATATATAGACTACCAAAAGAAAACACACAGCGGAGGATTAAGAATGAGAACACAGACATTTGGAATTGAAATTGAAATGACAGGCATTACAAGAAAAAACGCAGCAAGCTTACTTGCGGAATTTTTTCAAACAGAGAGTCAATACGTAGGGACAGGTTATCAAACTTACGAAGTTAAGGACAAAAAAGGGAGGACTTGGAAAGCGATGTACGATGCAAGCATTGCCGCACAAAAAAAAGAAAATGGAAGAACCTTTCATGCGGGAGATGATTACAAGACGGAAGTGGTCAGTCCGATTCTTACTTATGAGGATATGGAAACCTTACAGGAACTGGTAAGAAAGCTAAGAAAGGGAGGAGGTATAATAAACTCTTCTTGTGGAATTCACATCCACATCGGGGCAGAGAAATTTAAGCCACAGACTCTACGGAACATTGTGAACATTATTGCAAGCAAGGAAGACATCCTTTACAAGGCACTGCAGATTGATCCAGCAAGACTTCAGTATTGCAAAAAGACCAATGAGAAACTTTTGGAAACCATTAACAGAAGAAAGCCAACAACCATGAAGCAGTTAAAAGAAATTTGGTATGCAGAAGATCCTTATAACACGAGCAGACATTATAACGAGACCAGATACCACGGATTAAACCTGCATGCCACTTTTACAAAAGGAACGGTTGAGTTTAGACTTTTTAACAGCACCCTTCACGCAGGGGAGATCAAGGCATACATACAGTTCTGTCTTGCGGTAACGCATCAGGCACTGACACAAAAGAAAGCAACACCGAGAAAAACGGTGACCGACAATGAAAAATATGCATTCAGATGCTGGATGCTCCGACTGGGGTTGAATGGAGAGGAATTTAAGACCTGCAGACTTCATTTTTTAAAGCACCTCGAAGGAAATTCAGCATGGAGAAGTGGACATTAAGAGCCAGATGTCACATGCCAAGGGCGGAGAAAACCGCCCTTAAGGCAGTGAAAGGAGGCTCCAGAGCGGGATGCTTTAAGAAGTGAAGTCTAATGTAGAAAGGAAGAATTAAGGTGAAAAAATATTACATTGCTTATGGCAGCAATATGGATTTGGAGCAGATGGAATATCGGTGTCCTAACGCAGAACTAATTGGAACAAGTATGTTGGAAGGATATGAACTGCTTTTTAAGGGTTCTCTTACTGGCTCCTACGCAACGATTGAAGCAAGAAAAGGAAGCAAGGTTCCCGTACTGATATGGAAGCTAGGGGAAGGGGATGAAGAACGGCTTGATCGCTATGAAGGATATCCAATCTTTTATGATAAGAAGGAGCTTGAAGTTAAAGTCGAGGAAAATCAGATGACAGCCATGGTTTATCTCATGGATAAACAGAGAAGCTTTGGAAAGCCGAGTGACTCCTATTATCAGGTGTTGGACAGGGCGTATCAGAAATTTGGCTTTGACAAGAAAATACTGAGAAAAGCCTTTAGAAAAAGTTTGAAAAAGAAAGGAATTTCGTATGTTCAAGGTATCGAAAAGGATTGTGAAAAAAATAAAAGCTGACTACCCTTCAGGCACGAGGGTGGAACTTATTAGTATGGATGACCCCTATGTGAAAATTCCAGAGGGAACAAAAGGAACGGTAGTAAGCGTGGATGATGTGGGAACCATTCATGTCCATTGGGATACGGGACACAAGTTAGGAATTGTTTATGGAGAAGATATGTGCAGAAAAGTCATGCAGTGAGAAGCCGACAAATAATAAGAGAATCCATGTGAATTTATTATTTGGTAAAAGATTAAGAGCAGAAAGCAAGACTTTTGTACCAAGAAACAGCAAATTGTAGCGGCTATCAAAATAAATTTTAGAGTGACAAGGGGAGAAGGCATCTTAGGAAGCCTTTTCTTTTTGTGTTTTTAGAAGGAGGTGAGGGCAGTGGCACAGAGAGGAAGAAAACCGAAGCCAACTGCAGTAAAAGTGCTTGAGGGAAACCCCGGAAAAAGAAGTCTGAATACAGGCGAACCGAAGCCGGGGAAAAAAGCTCCACGCTGCCCAGCATGGCTTGAGGAGGAGGCAAAAAAGGAATGGAAGCGTCTAGCAAAGCAGATGGAGCAGTTGGGAATTTTAACGGAAGTAGATGCGGCAGCTTTTGCAGGATACTGTCAAGCTTATGCGAGGTGGAAAGAGGCAGAAGAATTTATCTCACAGCATGGAACCATTGTAAAAACACCATCTGGGTATTGGCAGCAAGTACCACAGGTATCCATTGCACAGACCTATCTTAAGATAATGAATCGATTCTGTGAGCAGTTTGGCCTGACTCCATCTGCAAGAAGCCGTATCAATGCAAAGGACACCGAGGAGCGAAATAGTGATGAAATGGAACTTCTTTTGTTAAAGGGAGGTGGTAGGTAGTGTACAGTAAAGAAAAAGCAGAACATGTAGTGCGTTTTATTCATTGCTTAAACCACACCAAAGGACAATGGCGTGGACTCCCTTTTGACCTCCTGCCTTGGCAGGATAAAATTATTCGAGACGTATTTGGGACTGTAAAAGCGAATGGGTATCGTCAGTACAATACGGCTTATGTGGAAATTCCTAAAAAAAATGGAAAGCAGTTAGAGGTAAACACAGTAATTCCGACACCAGATGGATTTACGACAATGGGAAATCTTAAGGTGGGAGATTTTGTTTTGGATGAAACAGGAAAGCCTTGTCATGTAGTTGCGTTTAGTGAAATAGATGATACGGAGCAAGCTTATCGGATACATTTTCGGGATGGAAGTAGTATTGTTGCTGGTGCAAGACATTTATGGAAGGTGCAGGTAACCAATAATGGAAAAAGAGAAAAAATAATATCCACAGAAGAAATGTATGAAAAACAGAAAAGAAAAAATAATCAGGAGAACAGAGCACTTTTTCGAATTCCGATAGCAGGTGCTTTTTTACTGTCAGAAAAAACATTGCCAATTGATCCGTATTTATATGGCTTTTGGATCGGAAACGGAAATGCAGTTAAGCCAGAAATAACCGTTATGAGGGATGACGTGGAAGAAGTCAAAAGAAATATTCCCTACCCGATTCAAAAACAGTATCAACAAGCTGGACATAGTGATATATTGGTTTATCAAGAATTAAAGTCTGTTTTAGTAAGAGATTTTACCAAAAAAAGAATTCCCATTCGCTATCGGAGGGCGTCTATTTCACAGAGAAAACGTCTTTTGAATGGGCTCATGGATTCGGATGGCTGTATCAGTACAGTAAGAGGACAGTCTGTCTATGTAACCATACTTCCTGAGTTAGCAGAAGAGGTTCAAGATTTATTATGGTCATTAGGAATAAAAAATACAAGGAAAACAACTCCTTCTACAAGGTTTGGCATACCTACTGGAGAGACGTGTTATTTGATTCGGTTTACCGCTTTTGAGGATCAGATGATTTCAGGTCTGGAGAGAAAAGAAAAGGGTAAGAGAAAAAGAAATCCAAGAAGCTGCTCGCATTTTCATTATATTTCATATATTGAGAAGGCAGAAAAATGTAAAATGCGGTGTATTCAGGTGGATAGTCCATCTAGATTATATCTAGCTGGAAGGTCAATGATACCAACACATAATAGTGAGCTTGCCGCAGCGGTTGCTCTGTATATGACTTGTGGGGATGGAGAGTGGGGAGCAGAAGTCTATGGGTGTGCTTCTGATAGGCAACAAGCATCTATTGTATTTGATGTAGCGGTTGACATGGTAGAGCAATGTCCTGCTCTTAAAAAAAGAATTAAACCTATCATGTCTGTAAAAAGGCTTGTATATAAACCAACTAATAGTTATTATCAAGTATTATCGGCAGAGGCGTACACTAAGCATGGATTAAATGTCCACGCAGTTATTTTTGACGAACTCCATAGTCAGCCAAATAGAGAACTGTTTGATGTTATGACAAAAGGTTCTGGGGATGCCAGAACGCAACCGTTGTATTTTTTGATTACGACAGCTGGTACAGACAGACATTCCATTTGTTATGAACAGCATCAAAAGGCAGAGGATATCAGTCTAGGAAGAAAAGTGGATCCAACCTTTTATCCTGTTATTTACGGAATTTGTGATGAGGAAGACTGGGGAAGTGAGGACAGTTGGTACAAAGCAAATCCTTCTCTTGGGCATACCATTGATATAGAAAAAGTACGTAATGCTTATCTTAGTGCCAAAGAAAACCCTGCAGAAGAGAATATCTTTCGGCAGCTACGTCTAAATCAGTGGGTGAAGCAGTCTACTCGTTGGATGCCAATGGAAAAATGGGACAAGTGTGCCTTCTCCATTGATAGGGAATCTCTCAAAGGCAGGGAGTGTTATGGCGGGTTGGATTTGAGCAGCACGACGGATATTACGGCATTTGTATTACTATTTCCACCAAGAAATGCAGATGAGAAATATATTATTCTACCGTACTTTTGGATACCGGAAGAGAATATGAAGTTACGTGTAAAACGTGATCACGTTCCTTATGACATTTGGGAACAGCAAGGATTTTTGAAAACAACAGAAGGAAATGTGATTCACTATGGGTTTATTGAAAAATTTATTGAAGAATTAGGTATGCTGTACCATATCAAAGAGATTGCGTTTGACCGCTGGGGAGCCGTGCAGATGGTTCAAAATTTAGAGGGTATGGGATTTACCGTTGTGCCTTTTGGTCAGGGATACAAGGATATGTCACCGCCGAGCAAGGAACTGATGAAATTAACATTTGAGGAGAAGTTGGCACATGGAGGGCATATGGTGCTTCGGTGGATGATGGATAACATCTTTATTAAGCAAGACCCAGCGGGGAATATAAAGCCTGATAAGGAGAAATCTACGGAGAAGATTGATGGTGCAGTAGCTACCATTATGGCACTGGATCGAGCAATTCGCAATACAGGTAATTCTGGGAGTGTATATGATGACAGAGGTGTTTTAGTGTTTTAATGTAACCAATTTTTATGGAATACTATGTGTAAAGAATATATAGGGAATGGTTATCAATGTCTTATAGATTTTGTAGTGCCTTTAGGACTGCATATTTTTCTGGCTTAAATTTAGGAAATGCTTGTGAAAATAAAAAATCTATTTGGATAAAAAATAATAGAGCATTTTTAATATATAAACGCTCTATTATTTTACACTAATATTAAATGTCATTTTTGCTAAACTTTGCTCCACAGCTACTACATTTGTTATTAAATACAGTATATTTGTTGCAATTAGGACATTTTTGTCCTTTTCCACCTTTACCACTATTGGAAGGTACAGTCATTTCATAGTTACATTTTGTGCATTTTCTTCCAGTAGCTGTCTCAAAAAAAGTGTATTGATTGCAATTAGGACATAGTTTTCCTGCCATTATATGACCTCCATTCAAGCAATAAGTTAAGTTTTAATAGATAAATACATGAATATGTATATATGTATATATGTATATAATAGCTATTGCATCTTGTGATGTCAATATTTATATAAAAAGTAATAAAATAACTTTTATTATTTAGGGGGTGTAAGCCTGTGGTACTTAGTTCCATATTTGGAATTACTAAAGCAAGAGATAAACCAATCAATCATTACGGTTCGGCTTATTCTTTTTTATTTGGTCGATCCACAAGCGGTAAATCGGTGGATGAACGAACGGCTATGCAGACTACGGCAGTGTATTCCTGTGTCAGGATTCTTGCAGAAGCGATTGCATCCTTGCCACTTCATATTTATAAATATAGTGATACGGGAAAAGAAATGGTGTATGACCATCCCTTGTATTCTATTCTTCATAATGAACCAAACAACGAGATGACTTCTTTTGTGTTTCGAGAGACACTGATGAGTCATCTTTTAATTTGGGGAAATGCATATGCACAGGTTATTCGAGATGGAGGAGGCAGGGTAATTGGTTTATACCCTTTGTTACCCAATAAAGTTGAAGTGGAACGGGGTGGAAATGGTCAGCTTTTTTATATCTACTCCAAAGATTCAGATGAAAATCCAAATTTTAAAAAAAATGGTGAGTTCTATTTAAAGCAAGAAGATGTTCTTCATATACCGGGTCTTGGTTTTGATGGGTTAGTAGGATATTCGCCCATAGCCATGGCAAAGAATGCCGTAGGAATGACACTTGCATGTGAAGAATACGGTGCCAGTTTCTTTGCCAATGGTGCCAATCCAGGAGGAGTATTGGAACATCCTGGAGTGTTAAAAGATCCCAAAAAGGTGAGAGATTCTTGGAATTCTGTATATCGTGGGACAAACAATGCCCATAAAGTAGCGGTTCTGGAGGAGGGGATGAAGTACCAACAGATTGGCATTCCGCCGGAAGAAGCACAATTTTTAGAGACAAGGAAGTTTCAAATTAATGAAGTTGCCAGATTATATCGAATCCCACCACATCTGGTTGGAGATTTGGAGAAATCCAGTTTTTCTAACATTGAGCAGCAATCGCTGGAGTTTGTGAAATACACACTTGACCCTTGGGTAATCCGTTGGGAGCAGTCTTTACAAAAGGCATTACTGTTGCCCCAGGAAAAACAGGAGTACTTCATCAAATTTAACGTGGATGGTTTGTTGAGAGGGGATTATCAGAGCCGAATGAATGGATATGCCATCGGAATTCAAAATGGTTTTTTATCACCAAACGATGTCAGAAAATTAGAAAACCTAAATCCTATTCCAGAAGCAGAAGGAGGGAATCTGTATCTGATTAACGGAAATATGACCAAATTGAAAGAAGCAGGAGCGTTTGCAGAGGATACGATTTCTCAAAAAAGTATAGACGTAGAAGAAAACAATGCAGCAAAACAGAATAGGAGGAGACAGCAATGAAGCGTAAGTTTTGGAACTGGGTGAGGGATGAGGGGGAAAGGACCCTCTTTTTAAATGGGGAAATTTCGGATGAAACCTGGTTTGGGGATGAGGTAACACCTAAGCTGTTTCAAAAGGAGTTGAAAGCGGGAGAAGGAAACGTTACCGTTTGGATTAACTCTCCTGGCGGGGACGTATTTGCGGCAGCACAAATTTATAATATGTTGATGGAGTATCCAGGAAACGTAATCGTAAAGATTGATAGTTTGGCGGCCAGTGCTGCTTCGGTAATTGCCATGGCAGGAACGGAGGTACAGATGTCACCAGTAGCTATGATGATGATTCATAATCCTATGACGATAGCCATTGGAGATTCCATGGAAATGAAGAAAGCCATTGCCATGTTAGAGGAAGTAAAAGAAAGCATTTTAAATGCCTATGAGAGAAAAACGGAAATGAACCGTACCAAACTTTCAAACCTGATGGATGCAGAAACCTGGTTTAATGCCAGAAAAGCAGTGGAGTTAGGGTTTGCAGATCAGATTCTTTTTGAAGGAGAAGAGTCGGCGGATTTGGAAGTAGAATCGTTCTTGTTTTCCAGAGCGGCGGTAACCAATTCGCTGCTTACCAGATTGGTTTCTAAACCGCAAGAGAACAAGACACCGATTGAGCAATTAGAAAAAAGACTGAGTCTTATAGCACATTAGGAGGAAATGTAGATGAGTAATGTATTAGAATTAAGAGAAAAACGTGCAAAAGCGTGGGAGACAGCAAAGGCATTTTTAGATTCCAAAAGGGGGAGTGATGGCCTGCTCTCTGCAGAGGATACAGAAGTTTATGACCGAATGGAAGCAGATGTAGTGAATTTGGGAAAGGAGATTGAACGTCTGGAGAGACAGACAGCAATTGATTTAGAATTGTCAAAGCCTACTAGTAAACCCATTACTAATCAGCCAAATGCAGAATGTGGTGGTGTGATAAAAAAGGGAAGAGCATCTGACCAGTACAAAAAAGAGTTCTGGAATGCTATGCGAAAGAAGCAATATTTTGATGTCAGCAATACGCTTTCTGTTGGTACGGATGCAGAGGGAGGATATCTGGTTCCAGATGAATATGAAAGACAGCTGGTGCAGGGGTTAGAGGAAGAAAATTTCTTTCGAAGTCTTGCTACCACCATACAGACTTCTAGCGGGGATAGAAAAATCCCTATTTCAACGGGCAAGGGAGAGGCTAGTTGGATGGATGAGAATGGGCAGTTTCCAGAATCAGAGGACAGTTTTGGACAGACTTCCATTAGTGCTTATAAGTTAGGAACTATGATTAAGGTATCCGACGAGCTGTTGCATGACAATGTATTTGACCTTGCAGGATATATTTCCAAGGAATTTGCAAGGAGGATTGCAACGAAAGAAGAAGAGGCTTTTTTTGTAGGAAATGGTGTGGGGAAACCAACTGGTATTTTTCATGAAACGGGAGGAGCAGAAAATGGAGTCATTACCGCAGGAGCCAATCTTACGTTTGAGGATGTAATGGATCTTTTCTATTCTCTGCGAGCACCTTATCGGAAAAATGCAAAATGGATTTTAAATGATGCTACAGTAAAAGCTTTACGTAAATTAAAGGATGGTAACGGAAATTATATCTGGCAGCCAAGCGTTTCTGCCAATATACCAGATATGATTCTAAACCGTCCTTATTTTACGTCTATTTTTGTACCAGAAGCGGAATCTGGAAAGAAAGCAATGGCTTTTGGAGATTTTAAATATTACTGGATTGCGGATCGGGAGGGCAGAAGTTTCAAACGTTTAAATGAACTGTATGCTGCCACGGGACAGGTTGGTTTTCTGGCAAGTCAAAGAGTAGATGGAAAGTTAATTCTTTCAGAAGCAGTGAAAACCTTAACGATGAAAAGCTAGGAGGAAACGGTATGGTGATTACTCTGGAAGAGGCAAAAGCCTATCTTCGTGTGGATACAGAAGAAGAAGATACCCTTCTATTATTGTTGCTTGCAACAGCGGAAACCCTTTGTTTTGGCATTCTGAGAAAAGAAGTGGATGAGAGAGAAAAACCATCCGAACCAGTAAGGACTGCCATTTTGTATGGAACCTCTTATTTATATGAAAACCGAGAGAACGCAGATTTTAAGGAATTAACACTTACCTTGAAATGTTTGCTGTTTGGGGAACGGGAGGATGTATTTTAATGAAAATCGGGCAATGGAGAAACCGCATTCTGATTCAGAAAAGTGTACCTGAAAAAGATATGGAAGGAAATCATGTGTTAAGTTGGAGAGACTTCTATTCCTGTGCAGCTTATGTGAATCATTTGTCAGGAGCCGAGTACTGGGCAGCCGCACAGGCAAATGCACAGCAGGAGTTGTGTTTTGTCATTCGCTTTTGCAGAGAAGTAAAAGAACTGGATACTCAGCATTATCGAATTATATTTGGTGGAAAACCTTATAACATTACTCTGGTGGATCTGGTTCAGTTTCAAAATAAAGTAATGAAGCTTCGAGCTTCCTTGGAAAAGAGGTGACGGGTATGGCAGAAAGAGTAAACATTACGGAAATGGCAGATGCGATTCAGGAAGGGCTGTTGGAATATTCTCATCTTGCGGCCAATACCATGAAAGATTGTGTGAAGCAGGCAAGTACAGTTGTTAAAAAAGAGATAAAAGCCAATGCGCCAGTAAAAACAGGTCAGTATCAAAAAAGCTGGAAGGTATCCAAACAAAGGGAAACCAGTACTTCCTTGCACATGGCCGTTCATAGTAAAAACAGGCATCAGCTGGCACATTTGCTGGAAAAAGGGCATGTTAAGCGGGGAGGCGGAAGGGTACAGGAGTTTCCACATATTGCTCCAGCAGAAGAAAAAGGAAGGCAGAAGCTAACCGAAGGGCTACAAAGGGGGTTGCAAAGGTGAATCATGAAGAGGTAATGCAGATGGTGGAGGAAATGAAACTACCCAGTGCGTATCATCATTTTGTGGAAGGAGAATCTCCAGAGCCGCCATTTTTTGTGTTTTCTTATGCAAAAACCAATCCATTTGCAGCGGATGGAACGCTGTATTATCAGAGAAATCGTTTTAAAATTGAATTGTATACCAATCGAAAGTCCATCAAAACAGAAGATCAGATTGAAACCGTGCTGGAAAGGTATGGTATTTTTTATGTCAAAAGCGAAATATGGATTGCCTCAGAACGTCTGTATGAAGTGCTTTATGAAATGGAGGTGTAAAGTATGCCAAATAAAGTAAAGTTTAACATTTGTAATGTTTATTATGCACCTATTGTAATTAGTGTAGATCGTTCGGTTACATTTGGATTGCCTGTCGCTATGCCAGGGGCAGTATCCATTGCGCTGGATCCAAATGGGGAACCAGAATCCTTTTATGCGGATGGAGTGGAGTACTATATCATTAATAATAACATGGGATACAGTGGTGATTTGGAACTTGCCATGATTCCAGAGTCTTTCCGTACAGAAATCTTAAAAGAAGAGGCAGATGATAATTATGTTTTAGTTGAAAATGCAAATGCCGAAACAGGTAGTTTTGCACTCTTGTTTGAGTTTGATGGAGACGTCAAGAAAATTCGTCATGTTCTGTATAACTGTTCTGCTTCCCGTCCCAAAATTGAATCCAAAACCAATGAGGAGTCCAGAGAAGTACAGACAGAGACAGTAACCATTCAGGCAAGACCGATGGCAAACGGTTATGTAAAGGCAAAAACAGGGGATAAGACAAATTCTTCTGTTTATGCAGACTGGTATAAAGCCGTATATTTGCCAACAGCTATAACAGAAGCAGCAGAAGTAGAGGGTTAGGAGGAGAAGAATGAGCATTCAAAAGAAGATTGAAATTGATGGCAGGGAAGTGGTGTTTAAGGCTTCCGCCGCCATTCCAAGAATCTACCGTTTGAAGTTCCACCGAGATATTTATAAGGATTTACGCTTATTAGAACAGAGTATGAAAGCTTCAGATGAAGAAGAATCCGCATTGGATGTATTTAGTCTGGAATTATTCGAAAACATTGCCTTTATCATGGCTAAGCATGCAGATCCGACTATTCCAGATACACCAGAAGAGTGGCTGGATTATTTTAATACGTTTTCCATTTATCAGGTCCTTCCTCGTTTGATTGAACTTTGGGGATTAAATGTGGAGACGGAAGTGGAGGCAAAAAAAAAGTTCGTCCCACGGAGCGGGAGATGACGACACCGCTGTTTTTATTGCGTTGTGTACAGCTGGGGCTTTCTATGCAGGAGTTAGAGTTGCTGACTATTGGGTTGATTCATGATATGTATGCAGAAAGCAGAAATGATGACAGCAAATATGCTGCATTGGCTACACAGGAGGATATGGATCGTTTTTAGGCATTCGGTAGGATAACTGGGTGTCTTTTTATGTTTGGGGGGTAAGTGTATGGCAGGGAGAATACAGGGAATTACAGTAGAAATCGGGGGAGATACGACGAAGCTGTCTTCTGCTTTGAAAAACGTAAATACAGACATCAAATCAACACAGGCTCAGCTGAAAGACGTGGAGAAATTATTAAAACTGGATCCTGGTAATACAGAACTTTTGGCGCAGAAACAAAGACTTTTGGGGGCGGCAATTGAGAATACAAAAGCCAAGCTGGAGACATTAAAAACAGCACAGAGGCAGGTACAGGATCAGTTTGAGCGAGGAGAAATTACAGAAAGCCAGTACAATGCCTTGCAGAGAGAGATTGTGGAGACAGAGTTGAGTCTGAGAGATTTGGAGATGCAGGCAGAGGATGCAAATAGAGCGCTATCTCATATCAGCATGGCTTCTGAAAGAGTAGAAGCCTTTGGAAATGCCTGCACCACCGCAGGGACAAAGCTACTTCCTCTTACAGGGGCTATTCTTGGGGCCGGAACTGCGTCTGCTAGATTAGCCATGAATTTTGAAGATGCCATGGCAAAAATAGCTACCATTGCAGACACCACAGAAGTACCCTTGAAAGAATTGGAAGCGGCTATTTTAGAGCTTTCTAACCAGACGGGCATTAGTTCTATGGCTATTGCGGAAAACGTATACGACGCTATATCGGCAGGACAGTCTACAGCAGATGCAGTAAACTTTGTTTCTCATTCTACTAAATTAGCAAAGGCAGGTTTCACAGATGCAGGAAGTGCTTTGGACATTCTTACTACTATTTTAAATGCTTATGGTCTGGAAGCTTCTGAAGTCACTACAGTATGTAATACCTTGATTCAAACACAGAACTTAGGAAAAACCACGGTAAACGAACTGGCCTCTTCCATGGGTAAGATTATCCCGACGGCAAAAGCCAATGGCGTGGCATTAAACCAAATTGCTGCGGGTTATGCAATTATGACTGCGAACGGTGTGGCAACAGCAGAATCTACTACGTATATGAATGCTATGCTGAATGAACTGGGGAAAACGGGAACAACCGTGTCGGATACCTTACGGCAAAAGACAGGACAATCCTTTGCAGAACTAATGGGAAATGGCTTCAGTTTATCCGATGTGTTACAGATGATAGCGAACAGTGCAAAGGAACAGGGACTTGCTTTCAGTGATTTATGGTCTAGTACGGAGGCAGGAAAATCCGGGCTTATTCTGCTGGGAGATAGTGCAGACAGTTTTAACAACACACTAGCTCAGATGCAGAACTCTACAGGAGCAACAGACGTGGCATTTGAAAAGCTTCAGACCAATTCCAATACGATTAAAATTGCAATGAATCAGCTAAAGAATTCATCAATTGAACTGGGAAGTGCTGTTATGAGTGTGCTTGCCCCTATGATTAGTTCGCTTTCTGAAAAAATTAGCCGCTTTAGCACCTGGTTTTCAGGATTGAGTGATGGAAACAAAAGAATGATTGTTGTGATTGCAGGAGTGGTGGCGGCAATTGGACCTGCATTACTGATTGTAGGGAAAATAGCTGGCAGTATTAGTGCCATTATAAATCTGGTTGGAATCATTGCTCCTGTTTTGTCTGCCTTGATTCCTGTGATTGCAAGTGTCGGATGGCCGATTTTAGCGATAATTGCTGCAGTCATTGCAGTTATTGCAATTGGCAGATTGTTAATGAAGCACTGGGATGAAATCAAAATTGCTTGTGAAGTAATATGGGGAGCCGTAAAAGAGTTTTTTCGAGCAGTGTGGGAAAATATTAAAGTCGTATTTCAAACGGTGGTAGAGGTGATAAAGACCATTGTAATCACCTATTTTACCATATACAAGACCATTATCCTGACTTTATTGACAGCCATTAAGGTAATTTTCCTGGCTGTCTGGAATGGAATCAAACTGGTACTGGTAACCGTAGTAACGGTGATAAAGACCATAATAATGACCTATTTTACCATATACAAAACCATTATTCTGACACTGTTAAAAGCCATTCAGATTGTGGTTATGACGGTGTGGAGTGGAATCAAACTGGTGATTACTTCTGTAATCAAGGCAATTCAAACAATTATCCATACAGGCTGGAATACCATAAAAACGGTGATAACCACAGTAATAACAGCCATTCAAACGGTGATAACCACGGTGTGGAATGCGGTTAAAACAGCAACCGTAACCATAATGAATGCTCTAAAAATCATCCTGTCAACTGTTTGGAATACCATAAAATCTATTGTGACAACGGCAGTAAATACCATTAAGACAACGGTTACAACCGTATTTACGGCTGTAGTAAAGGGAATTCAAACAGCAATGTCCAAAGTATATGGAGCCGTAAAAAAAGGCTTTGATAAAGCGGTTGAGTATATAAAAAGTCTTGCTTCCAGTGCCTTTACCTGGGGTGCTGATATGGTGGATGGTCTTGTAAAGGGCATTCAGAGCTGCATTGGAAAAGTGGGAGAAGCCGTAAAAAGTGTGGCAGACAAAATCACCGCATTTCTTCACTTTTCTGTTCCGGATGAGGGTCCGCTTACGGAATATGAATCCTGGATGCCAGATTTTATGAGTGGATTGGCAAAAGGAATTGAACAGAGTAAGAGTATGGTAACAAAAGCAGTGGATGGGGTTGCTTCCGATTTGATAATACAACCGCAAGTTAGTACAGGGAATGGTTCTATGGCAGAACATACGGCTGTCAGCCAGATAAATCAGCTTTTAAGCGGATTACAAGATACCATAAGCAGCATGCAGCCACAGGCTGGTGGCACCATCTCAATTCCTGTGTATTTAGGAGGAAACTTATTAGATGAAGTGGTGGTGAACGCACAAAGCAGAGTAAATTTAAGGTCAGGAGGACGATAGGCATGTCATTTATACAGTATCTGTATTTTCAGCAGGAAAGTCTTCCTCTTCCGGAACAGTATAGTGTGCAGATAGCAGATGTAGAAGCGGACTCTTCTGGAGAAACAGAGGCTGGTACTACCCAGACGGATTTGGTGAGAATGGGGGTGCATACAATAGAGGTTACATTTTCAGTTTCTGCAAAATGGGCAAAAAAGCTGGCACAATTTCGTTCCCAGAAGAGTATTTCTGTACAATATTTTGATACCGAAACATTGTCTGTGCAGAGTACGTGTATGCGCATGCAGGATTTTTCCACAGAATTGGTAAAAGACACTTCTGGTCAGGGGCTGTGGAAAGTATCTTTTACCTTAAAAGAGCTGTAGGAGGTAGAAACGTGTATCCAGTAAGTAGTTTATTTCAACGTGCCATTCAGAAAAATACGCGCGAATTTTATTATACAGGAACCATTACTACAACAAAAGGAATGGTGTATTCTTTTGACAATTCGATACTCGTAAAAGGCAGTGGATATTTGACAAACCAATGTACTGGAACCGAGGAAATGGGAATTGGCAGTGTATATGCGGGAGAGTGTGGATTAAGTTTGTATCTGGAGGTAGATCGGTATACTTTATTTGGTGCAGCCGTGCAGCTGTTTTTTCATTTAAAATTGGAAGATGGCACTTATGAAACGGTACCCCTTGGCATCTATGAAGTAGCAGAAGCAAATCGAACCATTCAGTGTGTGGAAGTAAAAGCCTATGATTATATGCTACGTTTTGACAAAGTGTTTCCAGAGGAGTACCTGTCTCTGACAGGAACACCCTATGAGTTGTTACACATTGCTTGTCGAGAGTGTGGGGTGGAACTGGCACAAACGGAAGAAGAGATTGCGGGCATGAGCAATGGAGCAGAACGGTTTGGCATGTATTTAGAAAATGATATTCAGACGTATCGAGATCTTCTGTATTATATAGCAGTGGTAGTAGGGGGATTTGCTACCATTAACCGCAGAGGGCAGCTAGAAATCCGTTCTTTTCATAACCAAGTCTGTGATGTGCTGCCAGACCATCTGCGTTTTCGGAGTAACTTTTCTGATTTTAGTACTGCTTTTTTCGGAGTATCTTTTCAAAATGCTAAGACGAATGCTCTCGAAGAAGTCTATACCGAACGGGAGAGCGGATTGATGTTGGAGTTGGGAACCAATCCCTTCATCCAAAGCTTCTCTCGGTATTCTGCCAGAATAGAACGATTACGTGCTATCTTAAAAGCACTTGAAAAAATTAAGTATATACCATTTGATGCAAGCATTGTCAGCAATCCTGCATATGATTTAGGGGATGTTATTCGATTTACGGGAAGACATGCGGATGAGGAGGGAATTTCTTGCATTACTGGCTATACCTATCACATAAATGGAACACATGAAATTAAGGGGGTTGGGAAAAATCCAAGGCTGGCCAAGACTGCTTCTAAAACAGATAAAGCAATCGGTGAAGCAAAATCAGCGTCTGACAGTAATAAAATGGCGGTGTATCACTACATCAATCCTTATGGATTTCAGATAGCATCGGCAAAAACGCTAATTGCTACTATTTTATTTACCTCAAAGCTGGAAACACAGGCATTATTTTACGCTTCTGTGTTGTTGGAGAGCCATGCACGGGAGGCGGTTACTGTGGTAACCGTAACATACCAGTTGGATTCGCAAGAGATATCAGATTTTCAGCCAATGGAAACGTATTGCGATGGAAAGCATGTGTTAGAATTGTTTTTCCCCTTGCAGGTGAGAGGAAATCAGGCAAGCCGTTTTGAGGTGTATGTAATGGCTAGTAACGGAAGTGTGGAAATACAAGAAGGAAAAATAAGAGCCAGTATTTTTGGACAAGGCTTAGTCGCTTCTGAAGAAACGTGGGATGGTATGCTGTATGCAGAGGAAGAAGTAAAGCAAATCCAGATTGAGAATAATACAATTTCCCTAGAGACCTATGGGATAATGGATACCAGAACCTGTGTCATGGAGCACCCAAATCCTAAGGAAGTCAAAGAAGAGGTAGAGGAACTGACCATTTTACCAACCGTACAACAGTTAAAATTAACGGAATGGAAATCCTTTATGGAAATAGAATAGGGGGAAAAGCATGCAGATAAAGGGACAAGCAAAAATTGAACTGTTTCATGCGTTGACAGGAATGCAGACAGATTGTATAGAGGAAACAAATTTAGTTACCGATTATGTTAAAAATATAATAAATCCACCACAGATGGCAAGGGAGTTTGCCTATTATGAATCATCTACGCAGAGTTTAAATGCGTATCAGCAGGTTTATAGAAAAAAAATAGATGTGGATCTGATGTACAGTAGTGATTTGATAACAAATTATTTTTCTGGTTTGTTGCTGTTTCGAGAGAAGCTGGAAGAAAGTAAAGATCATATAGCGATGACAGTAGGAGACGTAGTTTGTGCAGCAGCCTGTGAAACTACTTCAATGGCTAACCTGGAGTTGGGGACTTTGAACGCCAATGAGACGGCAGACGTGACAGATTCCAATGGAAAAGTAATTGGAAAACGGTTTGTCTGGGATTTTGGAACGGATCGTGCTAATGGGCAGATTGCAGCCATGTCTTTGGTAAGCCCTGCGTGCGAGCATCGATTATATGGTCCAAGTGGAGGAGGAGACGGATCATTTCTTACCATGTACGGGTATTATTATGGTGCACCTGCATATCGAAATGGCTATTTAGTGAATGCAGGGGTAGACAGTATTACGACCATTGGCAGTCCCTTGAAGCAAAAAGAAGATCAGTCTGTTTTATCTTTGGTTTATGAAACAGAAACCAGAAAACTCAAAATATATCAAAATACCTATGATTATTCCAAGGTGTCACTAGGAAAGAGCAATCATGATACTGCAGGACGGACGTATACGTTGTTAAAAGAAGTACAGCTGACGAGTTCTGCCATTACAACCAATCTCTATGTAACGCAGACGGTTGGGGATACCTTGTATGTCATGACAACAGCCTCTGTGTATTTATCAAATGGAAATTATGCAAAACTGAATCTGCATATGGTTAATTTATCTACTTTTGAGCTGACAGAACAGTTGGGCATTACCTTGCCAGTACCGTGGTATAGTTGGGGGGATTTCTTGATTCTGGAACAGGATGTATTTTATACAGCGGGTAAGTACGGAAGTTACAATAAAGTGGTATTAGTGCATACTACCTTGCAGAATTTAGCGGATCATACTGTCATTATGGAAGAGGATACTCTTGGAAATTGCAAACTGAATTACTATAAAGGATTGGTATATTTGGCTTGTTATTCCAGTTATACCGCGTCCTCTCGGTTTGGAATTTTGTACCCAGACTCTTTAAAAATAGTACACTGGGGAAGTAATTTTAGTCTATCTTCTTCTTATAACAGCAGTTCCGTTTTCCGCATGGTGCCATCCGATTATTTAAAGCCGCCGTTTGTATTGTATCAGATAGGAAGTGAGACAAACTGTTACATGGGAACGTTTGCGTTATGTCTTAGTACCATTAATAATTTAGCTAGTCCTGTAATAAAAACAGCAGATAAAACCATGAAAATCACGTACACAATTAAAGAAATCAGCGAGTAGCTTAGTAACAACTGTCCTTTTAAAAGGGCATTTTTTTAGAAAGAGGAGGAGGTCAGCATGAAACAAGGAATGAATCAGATACCCTATTTGTTTAGTATGTTAGGTGGAATTTTAGGTTGGTTTTTCGGAGGTCTAGATGGATTTTTATATGCCTTGACTGCATTTGTTGTGCTGGATTATATCAGTGGATTAATGGCGGCGGGAGTGGAAAAAAAGCTTTCCAGTAAAGTGGGTTTTCGGGGAATCTGCAAAAAGATATTGATTTTTTGTTTGGTAGCAGTCGGGCATATTCTGGATTCCAGAATCCTGCAAACAGGAAGTGTATTCCGTACAGCAGTTATTTTTTTTTATTTATCCAATGAAGGAATCTCGCTTTTGGAAAATGCAGATCGCATCGGACTTCCCATACCTAGAAAATTGAAAGAGATACTGGAACAGTTAAGAACTGACAGTCAGGAATAAAATGCTTTTCTATTGGGAGGAATCAGAATGAGAGTGATCAAACAATTATGTACTAAATCGGATTGTTACAAGGCAGGAAAAAGCATAGAGGTAAAAGGGATTATGCTTCATAGTGTAGGGTGTCCACAACCGAAAGCCAGCGTCTTTCTAGAAAAATGGAACAAACCTGGAGTCAGTTCCTGTGTGCATGGGATTGTGGAACCAGATGGAACGGTGTATCAGCTGCTTCCATGGAATCATCGGGGATGGCATGGAGGAGGAGCTAGTAATGATACACACATTGGAATTGAAATGACGGAACCCTCCACCATACATTATACCAAGGGAGCAGAATGGATAGAAACGGGGAATGGGGAGATTACAAGAAAACATGTACTTGCTACCTATCAAACAGCAGTGACTCTTTTGGCTGCTCTTTGTGAAGAATACCATTTAAATCCGATTGCGGATGGGGTAATTCTATCTCATGCGGAAGGGTATCAAAGAGGAATTGCCTCCCATCATGGTGATGTGGAGCATATTTGGACTAGGTTTGGACTTACTATGGAGCAATTTCGGAACGATGTGAAGCAGAGGATGGGCAAAAAAGATTCTAGTAGAGAAAAAGAGACAGTCTCCAGTTTGAGAATTGAGTGTTACGGCAGATTGAAGAGGGAAATGTGTATTCGAGAAGGGACCAGTATAAAAGAGGAATGCCTTACTACTTATAAAAAAGGAGCATTTGTGGAGGTTGTATCAAAGTGTGAGAATGGCTGGTTACAAATTCGTTGTAAGGAGAGCACATCAGGGTATGGCTATGTATCGAATGTAAAAAGTGCGTATGTGTCTTTGGGAAGTGAAGTGTATACGGTACAAAAAGGTGATAGTCTTTGGAGAATTGCAGAAGACAAGCTAGGGAAAGGAATTTATTATACAAAAATTAAAACATTAAATGGATTAACGAGTGATATTCTTTCAAAAGGATTCCAGTTATTAATTCCGTAAAAAAATACCTTACAGGAACACACCCTGTAAGGTATTTTTTAAACTATACTATTGCTAAAAACTATGCCAATAAAATAAGGTGTGATAAGGATAGGGTACTTGACTTATGGAGCGTTTAGAGTGATAGATAGACTACCAAACAGAAGGGAGGAATACCATGCGAACTCGTAAAGTGGAAAAAAGAGAGCCTAAAGAAAAAAAGAAAAGAGTATGTGTATATGCCAGAGTCTCTACCAATCATCTGAATCAGGAGGATTCACTGGAAATGCAAAAAAGTTATTATGAAGAATTGATTATTGCGAATAAAGAATGGGATTATGTTGGTATTTATTATGACAGAGGAAAAACGGGTACCAAAGAAACAAGACCAGGTTTTCAAAAAATGATAGCTGATGTAAGAGCAGGAAAGATTGACTTTATTTTAGTGAAATCTATATCAAGATTTGCCAGAAATACCATTACTGTTTTAAAGTTTGCAAGAGAACTGAAGGAAATAGGAGTGGGTATTTTTTTTGAAAAAGAGAACCTCAACACGTTGACAGGTGAAGGAGAAATGCTGCTTTCGGTATTGGCATCCATAGCACAGGAAGAAAGCAGAAGTATCAGTAAAAATATTAAGTGGAGAATCAAAAAGAAGTTTGAACAGGGAGAAGCCATCTCAAGTGTGTACTGGCTGTTAGGGTATCAGCGGGATGAGTATGGGGATTTGGTTATTGTTCCAGAAGAAGCAGAGGCGGTCCGAACAATCTTTGACTGGTACTTAAGTGGAATGGGGATTAAGGCAATCTGCATAAAGTTGGACATGCTAGGAATACAGACAGTAAAGGGCGGTTTATGGGCGGAAAAAACCATTCAGGGAATGTTGAAAAATGAAAAATACAAAGGGGATTTTCATCTGCAGAAGAAATACACTCCAGAAGGAAATGTGAATTGTCCACAATATAACCATGGAGAAGTGGATAGTTTTTATATTACGGGTAACCATCCTGCTATTATTGAAAGTAAAAAATGGGACAGGGTACAGGAAATGATAGAGGAGCGTCAAAAAAAATATGGCTATAAAGCAGAAGAAAAGAAAAAATATCAGAACCGTTATCCTTTATCTGGAATGCTGTTCTGTTCTAAATGCGGAGCGCCGTTATACCGAAAGAAAAGTATGGCGAAGGGAGAAGAATTTATTTACTGGGTTTGTGCAAACCGTTTAAAGCATGGGGAAACAGAGTGTAATGGAGTTTGGATGAATGAAAAAGAGTTAAGAGAACATAAGATTACTGAACCTACCATTGTGAAGGAGGAAATAATAAATGGCAAAAAGTGTTACCATTATACCAGCAAAGAAAAATTTAGTGAGCGAAAGCAACAAAAAGAGGGAAGAAGAAAGAATGGTCAAAACAGCGGCATACTGCAGGGTATCAACCGACCTCGAAGAACAGTCATCCAGTTATGAGTTTCAAATGGCTTATTATAAGAAATATATTGAGGAGCATTCCGAATATTCTTTTGCTGGAATTTTTGCAGATGAAGGAATTACAGGAACCAATACCAAAAAGCGAGATGAGTTTAACCGTATGATTGCAGAGTGTGAAAAGGGAAACATTCAGCGCATTATTACTAAATCCATTAGCCGCTTTGCGAGAAATACACTGGATTGTTTACAGGCAGTAAGACGGTTAAAGGAATTAGGAGTTGGCGTATATTTTGAAAAGGAAAATATTGATACGTTAGATGACAAAGGAGAAGTTCTTTTAACCATTTTATCTTCGCTTGCCCAGGATGAAAGCCGCTCCATTTCAGAAAACTGTACCTGGAGCATTCGGAAGAGATATGAAAGGGGGGAGGTATTTATTAATACCTCACAATTTTTAGGATATGATAAAGACGAAGAAGGGAATCTGGTCATTCATAAAAAGCAAGCCAAAATTGTAAAAGAAATTTATCAATGGTATTTGGATGGTTGGACGGCGAGCCAGATAGCAAGAGAACTGGAAAAGAAAAGAGCAGTTAACTGGAATGGAACTACAAAGTGGCATGAAAGCGGTATTACCAATATTTTAAAGAATGAAAAATATAAGGGAGATGCTTTGCTGCAAAAGACTTATACACTTGATTTTCTTTCCAAAAAAAGAGTAACAAATGATGGAAAGGTACCACAGTATTATGTAGAAGATAATCACCCAGCTATCATTGATGCAGAGATGTGGGAGTGTGTACAACTGGAAGCCAAGAGAAGAAAACAGTATATGAACGAGCATACGCTGATGGGATACAGCAGATGTTCGAATAAGAATCCGTTTGCCTTTCATGTCATCTGCGGAGAATGTGGCAGGGGTTTTGGACGAGTGCGATGGGCTTCTTCCAAAGGACCACGTTTTGTATGGCAGTGCGGTTTCCGATATCATCAAAAAGGCATTATAGGCTGTCATAACCGACATATTGAGGACAGTACGATTGAGTTGGCATTTATCAGGGCTTGGAACCACTTAGTTGAAGACCAGTCTAATTATTTGGAACATTGGAATGCACTAGTGAAAGGTGATGATTTGTTAAAAAAATATAAAGCAAAGCAGTTTATAGAATTAAGCAAGAATGGAAGAATCACAGAACATGTCGAGTGGAAATTGGTACTTAAGGTTCTGGATCATATAAGAATATATGAAAGTGGAGAAATTGTGATTGCGTTTCTAGAGGGGACAGAATGCCAGTTCTAA